CTCCAGTCCCATCTGGCAAATCTTCTAACGTCATGTAATCCAAGAATGCCATACTTGGAATCAACAATTCTTAGATGTGTGTGGTTTGGAATGGAGAAAACATCGTTGGAATAATTCCAATTTCCGCTCATTCCCATAGTAAAAACCATATCCCTACTTGATGTTTCCTCATATTTAAAATCAAGATCAATAAATCTCAATCTTAATTCCTTACCCCGGGAATCAGCTCTTAGCTGAAATCTAGAAAAGGGAAGGATCAAGTTCGTTTTGCTCTTATGCTCTGGATTTTTGGAAATGCTGTGGAAATAATCAACTTCTCCCGCTCTCCTGTTGATAAATTCGGACATTATTCTAACCTCACTGATTTCGGGCATAACATTAAAGTTTATTGGTAAAAATAATAAAACACCCCGAAAATAAAAAATGTTTAAGGCTCAGGTAATCTGTTATCAAAAACAAAATCTAGCTCTAAGCCAAATGGTCTTGTTTGATCGTCTGAAAGCTTAGTGTTTCCCGGAAGGTAAATAAAAATAGGATTGATGTTTCTTTTCCAGGTAGAAGCTGCTAGGAATAGGGATTCATTGAGTGTTAGATTTCCCTGATTTGTTGGATAAGAGGTAGATCTAAAAACTATAGGAATTTTAATCTTGTAAAAAACACCCGGCAATAGATCCTTGACAGAAAAAAGACTCGGCTTCTCGTCATTAATTACTGCAATTCTTTGAATGTTTTCTGTGGACAAAAAGGATTCTAGTTTTTTACAGAAATCTTCCATAGTTCCTTTTCTGTCTCCCTTTGCTCCACCAACATGAAGTATAAGGGGAAATTCCTGTCCCTCGAGATCAAATTCCTTAATAAAATCTAAACAGTGGGATATTTGTGATTTAGCTTGCTCTGTTTCATCTTCAGAGTCGGAAGTTAAATGTTTTTTACCTTTTATATAAAAAGATAATCTGGTTCCGGATTTTAAATAATCCAAAATGGATTCTTTATCTCCACTCCCCACCGAAAAATCCAAACAATCAAAATCATCATCCGATATCTCAAATATCAAGCACTTATATCCCAGATTTAATCCTTCTTGGATCTTCCTAAGTATAAAGTCGCTAAATGTGACTTTATATGCGTGTTTTTTCCCTTTTTTGTGAATAAGAGGGAATCTAATTAATATCCCTGTTTTGTGAGCGTTCATCTAAATTATAACGAAAAGAATTTAGATTGTTTCAAATTCTTCCAGGGTCATTTTAGGCCAGGACTCAATTAAACTCTCTGATGAAAGATTTGCTATTTTAATTCCGCTAGAACTTAAATGCTTTCCTAGATTTGAATATTGCTCCTTTACCTTTTCAATTTCCCTCATGATTTGATGCTTTCCCGTTTCTCCGAAAAAGTGATTCATAGTAAAGTCTACACCAATTAAAGCTATTTTTCTTGCACCCATCTGGCAAGCAATTACGATTGCCATATAAGGAGAATTTGTGGTGTAGTCTATGAATCCATGGTTATAGAGATTCAATCCCTCATATTTTCCAAGTTTAACTAGAACTGTTCTCTCTCTTTTTTCAATAGGGAGATTCTTTATGTGTGTAAAGGTGTATTCCGAATCATTGTTTTTAACTGATTCCCACCTGCCCCATTTAAACGTGTGTGGCTCATTTACAACGACCAAATATTTACAGTTTATTTTTTGACCTGCATCATTAACACCAATAGTTACATGCTTATTGAAACTGTCAAACCCGTAATCATTCAGCGAAACACCACATCCACAAATAACAAATGATTCTTCTTTGTGAAGATTTATAAATTTTTGAAATTCACCAGGGTCTCCTGTCGGATAATCTGAATTTAGATTTTCTGGTTTTTTTAAATTGGACTGCTCCGGAAACGGAATCTTTCTTCTGATTCTTTCTATCGACATATTTTATAAAAGGTAACCTTCAATTTCTGAGAATAGCTCATCTAAGGATTCTCCATAAGAAACGCCGTGCTTTTTTTCAAAATTTGATGCTATAATTTTATACGCTTCTTTAAGTCCCTTGTTTCTTAGGATTTGTGCTGCTAAAATATCTTGTACCCTCCCATCTCTATGATTTTTGGAAAGATTTTTTGCAACTTCTACCGCTTCTATTACAATTAAATGATTGTCAGTTAATTTTAAGAAATTAGGATCCGACTTGTGAATAAAAAGAGTTTTATTTTCAGGGACCAAATAAACTATTCCAAGTTTTTTAAAATTTTCTATATGCTGTTCATAATCTGGAATATTTGTGTCTATTAAAACGATCTTCATAGACGGATCAATGATTCCGGGTCTTTCCATTTTTGAGGTTCCCTCCTGAAGAAGAATATCAGTTTTAGAATTTAATTTGGATTCTAAAGAACCCCAAATAAAATTCCCATTATTATATTTTAACCCTGTTAAAAATTTTTGTCTGTTTGAAATGGTAGAAGCTCCCATATTTTTCTTAGCTATATTTCCTTGATCGTTAGATAGTTCTAGAGCATAAACCGGAACAGTATAAATCTTATTGTCTGCTAGACTTTTTATTTTGAAAACAGTTCTTTTACCGTCAGATGTTCTAGCACTTGAAATTATCTCGGCTTTTATTTTATTTCCTAAATTTTTAATTTTAGCCATTACAACATCACCCGCTTGAAATTCACTTCCCTTTACGTAATCATATGGATGATCTTCCCTTCCCCTAGCTTGAGAAAGGTCGTCAAAGGATTTATACTTAACTTTAAATACGCCATTTGAGCTATTAAATCCATCGCCAGCAAATGTCTGAGCAAATTGCTCATTTAGTCTTTTAATCATTTCTTTCTCTTATTTAATTCCTCTATTACGTCTCTAATTTTTCCAGCTAAAATATAATCTTCCTGCTCTATGCACTGTTTTAGTCTACCCTCTAGTAGAACTGAATCGTCTATCTCAAAAAAGTTTTCAGGAATATCTATTTCCTCCTTCACAGTAACACTTTGAGGGACAAAATGCACGTGTAAGGTAGATTCCATTATAGGAATGTCAATTTCTTCTTTTTCTCCTTCCATATCCGATGAATCTATAGTCTGTGAGATCTCCCATTCACCGTTAGTCCATACTATTACCCAATTTCCATAAGTCATTTCGGGTAAATCGTTTTCTATAATATATTCCAAAACTTTATTGAGCTCTTCCTTTACAGATTCTGGAGTTACTTTTTCGTCTCTGGAAATACCTTTTATTTTAACCTGTTCATATCCTATTTTTTTGTTTAGAATCCTATAGAATTTTGCTATTTGATCCCAATCAATTGAGTTAATAACACTCTGTACTAGTCTCTTGTCAACTTCGCTCAATTTAGGCATATTTTTAATCATCTTATTTTAATTTTGCCTTAAGGATTTCAATCTCTTCTTGCTGCTCTTTTATTGCCTCAATAAGCAACGAAACAAGGTTACCATATGCTACCATTAGTGTTCCGTCTTCTTTAGTTGAAACAACCTCTGGCATAACCTTTTCTACCTCTTGAGCGATAACACCCGCTCTTCTACTTTTATCTTCAGAATCTTTTCTTATGAAAGTTACTCCTCTGATTTGCTTTATTTTTTCTATTGCATTTCCGATAACCTGAACATCCTCTTTAACCGAAATATCTGAGAAAGCTGCAACATCATGGCTAGCATAGATTGAAATATTAGAAACGTTTCCGTCTACCTCTAAAGGATGTGTTGGATTGGTTCCTGCACCTATACTTAATCTTTTATTTGTGTTATCCCAGTATAGACCAGAATCGGACCCTAATGTGGTTCCAGCTGTAAAGAATGCAACCTCTGTTGCTGTCCCAGAAGCTCCACCTACTCCAGATGTCCCAGAAGAACCTGGTGCTCCGTTTGCCCCAGAGGATCCAGATGTCCCAGAAGAACCTGGTGCTCCGTTTGCCCCAGAGGATCCAGATGTCCCAGAAGAACCTGGTGCTCCGTTTGCCCCAGAGGATCCGGAGGTTCCTGATGATCCAGAGGTTCCTGATGATCCATTTTCCCCCGATGATCCAGATGTTCCCGAAGAACCTGATGTACCAGTAGATCCGGAGGTTCCTGATGATCCAGATGTTCCTGAAGAACCTGATGTACCAGTAGATCCAGAGGTTCCTGATGATCCAGAGGTTCCTGATGATCCAGATGTTCCTGAAGAACCTGATGTACCAGTAGATCCAGAAGATCCAGATCTTCCTGAAGAACCCGAAGTTCCTGATGATCCTGAACTACCTGCAGATCCCGCGGGTCCTACTGACCCATCCAAGTTCATGAACCATTCCTGTGAAGTACCGTATGTTGAGGTTCCCTCAACATCATTTACTAAAATGTCAGCATATCCATTTGGTCCATCGAAAGATTGGATAATACCTGCTATCCAATTATCCTCATCTACCGCAACGACAACATTTTGTGCTACTGTATATGAAAGATCAAATTCTTCCGTATTAAAATATACTGAAGTTCCTACTAAAGATTGGCTAAGAGTTATGGCAGAAGCGGTATTGTGCGTTACATCATAACTAGATGCTCCTGTTGCATATCTGTCCCCATTAAGTCCCGCAGTTCCTGAAGTTCCCATAGATCCAGAAGATCCAGAAGTTCCCGTCGACCCTGATGTTCCAGAAGCTCCTGATGATCCGGAGGTTCCTGATGATCCAGAGGTTCCCGTCGATCCTGAGGATCCGTTTACCCCTGAAGTTCCGGTAGATCCAGATGTACCAGTAGACCCGGAAGTTCCATGTGAACCATCCATTCCAGATCTTCCCGAAGATCCGGAGGTTCCTGATGATCCGTTAACCCCAGATGTTCCATTAGCACCAGGAGGTCCAGAAGGGCCATCGCCGCCTGAAGTGCCAGAGGATCCAGATTGTCCGGATGTTCCAGATGACCCATTTTGTCCAGATGTCCCTGAAGATCCTGATGTTCCCATAGATCCAGAACTCCCCGAACTTCCGGAAGATCCCGCTGTTCCTGAAGATCCTCCTGCTGGTCCAGTAGCACCAACAGATCCTGTTGCTCCTGTAGGACCAGTTGGACCTGTTGATCCAACATATCCTGAAAAATTTACCCACTCAGTAGATCCATCTATACCACCTAACATTTCACCAGATGTTACGTCTGTTACAATATTAGAAACTGTTATTGTGATATCTGATCCATTAAAAGAACTAGCATAACCCGGAACAGATTCTATAGTCACGTTCCCTATATGTGAAGATGCTTTTACGTTTGGATCACTAAGTGTTCCCTGGAGGGAAAGTATTTCAGAAACTATCTTTTGTGCAGTTTGATATGGTGTACCTTGCCATGTAGCAGTTGCTATATTTACTGCATCTAAAGCTACTGTTATGGTTCCACCCGTTGATCCTGAAAGTATTTCAAATGTAAACGAAGAAGCAACCTCCCCCTGGAAAATATATCCTTGGAAATTATTTCCGACGAATCTAACCTCTCCTGGGACAGGAGGTTTTGTGATTGCACTATTTCTGTCAACCCTAAATCTAACTGCTCCACCTGTACCATTCTTGTTGTAAAGTTCTATATCTCCGCCAACAAAAACGTTATTTGTAACTGCTATAGAAGCTCCTGTAATTCCGCCGTTATTTCCATCCAATCCTATTTTAACTGGACCGGTAGCTGGAAGTTGGATGAGGTCAGATTTTACAAGTTTAAGAAAAAATTGTCCCTGCGTAGAGTTATTGAACTCTGGATAGGGGTCAGCTATTTTTATCCCGAATGCTTCTTGCAGATCGTTTATTGCACCAGACAGTTGCTGGAAATTTTGATCTGTGGTTAAATCCTTTTGCTGAGAGGATGAAACTGACTGAATAGCACTGGTATATTGCCTTAATTCTTTCATTCTTGGTGGATACTTTTCTTATATATCCACAGAAAGAATAAGCATATTTAAGAAAGCAGTTCTTCTATTGACTTGCAGAAGGATTTAAATTCCTGCGGATAGTATTGACTAAGCTCTTTGATTTCTCTATCCGATATTTCGTATTTGTGCTTTATAAAGGAAGAGACCTCATCTGAGGGGTTAAATATCTCCTTTTTATCTTTTTTCTTGGTTGATGTGAAGAACCATCCTGGCGTAGCTTTATATTTTTGATTCAAAGTTGCTTTCCAAAAATCTATAACAGGAACTGGATCTACTTTGGTATTGTTAAAAGCATTTGCCTGTAGGGGAAAGGATATTGACATGATCCGATTTATCATGAAAAAATTTCTAGACTTATCATGTTTAGAGACTTCCTCCCAGTCCTTTTCCGAGAAAAATGATTTTAAAATGTCAAAAAGTTCCATTATCTAAAGCTCTTAAATGGGTTAAAAGCAGAAGGTGCTTCATAAGAATCCCATCTGGATCTCCCGATCATATTTTTCTTATCAGTCAACACTGACTTAATTTCTGGCTTATTGGAAACAAAAGAAAATTCCATATCAGCCAAAACCTTTTCTGGTATAACCTGATCTGATAACCAAACCAATTGTGCATTCTCAGAGTAGTTTTTTGCTACCTCTTTTCTGTTAGATGCAGTATCAGTATATGCCATGCTCCTTAAAACATATCCGGATATCCAATCCAAAAATTCTTCATCCTTCCACACATCTTCCAGATTTGAATTTCCCCATCCGGATTTCTTATAATGCTCATAGATTGATTCCGCCTTAGTCTTAGTTAGCTTAAAAATCTTACCTGGGGTTTTTTCATAAGAAAATACACTTGGTACATCATCCTTAGCATCTCCTGTAAGGATTTTTTCAAATGTTAATTTTTTTGTGTCAATTTCTTCTAAAGTTGCGGAAGAGCAAATTTTAATCATTTTCTCTTTTTCTGTGTCTTTTACAAAATCCAGATTGAAAATAGAAGCTTCCTCTTCCTTATCAATGAAATTATTTTTCCATCCATTGCCACAAAATATCTTATTGTTCTTAGAATTTGCATTCCAGCATATCGTCCATCTATTATCTGTTGATTCTACTAACTGGTGACTGTCTTTATCACCAGAAAAAACCACAACATTGTGACCTATTTCTTTGAGTTTTTCGTTCCAAAACCAGAGAAGATCGTCACCCTCTGCTCCTGGGGATTTGGAGTAAACGTATCCATTCATTTCTAGAAATTTCCCAAATTCGTCCATAAGATCGAAGAAAGAACCCCAATCTACCTTCTCGTCCTTAATTCTAGAACCTTTGTAATCAACCCTTTCTATTTTGAGGTCTTTTCTCCAAGATCTAGAGTCCTTACAAAAAATAACATGTCCCGTAATCGGAAGCTGGTTTAAAGAATAGCAAAGATCTGTAATGATCTTTCTCATAAACATTCCCTGTTCAGCAGGGCTAGAAAGTACCTCTCCAGGTTGCTTGGATCCAAAATCGGAAAATATAGCAAACGTCTTGTGGAATAGGTAATTACCGTCTATTATAACACTTATCATAATTAAAAGTCTTCGTTTTTAATTCTAATATCATAGTCTTTAAAATCCATAAAATCCCTGTCATCAGCCTCTAATCTACGTTCTGCACTATCTGCATCATTTCTTTCTGCTAATCTTTTTCTTAGGATTTCTCTGTCAGGATCTATGAAAATAATAAAACACTTTTTTCTGTGCTCTGGTTTTATGCTTGCAACACCTCTTGGTGTCATAATCAAAAGACTGGATTTTTCAAAGTCCTCTATAGTTCTTCCATACTTCCATCCATTGAAATCATCTATTTCATAAAACTTGTGAACGTTATTATTGAAGAAGGTATCGTCTCTAAAGTAGTAATCCCTCCCCTCCTTTTCAGTTTCCCTTTTTGGGCGACTAGTATAGGAAACACAGTATTTAAATCCTCTTTGTTCGAGCTTTTTTCTCATGAAATCCTTCCCGGATCCTCCTCTACCAACTAAAATTATTTTACTATCCTTAAAAGCCATTATTGAGTTAATTTTTGAATCGAATAAAAAAGTGATAATAGACTCACTACGGGATCGATGACCTGATGTCTTTGGGATTGGTGTTGTGCAACTAAAATAATAACAGCAGGAATTATAGAGATTTTTTCGGGTTTTCTTTCCCTGATCCATTCTATAAAATCTCGTCCAAGTGATTCCATTACCTCACCAACAGAATTAGAATATTGTCCGACTATTGTTTGATAACTTTTAAGAGGGTCTAATTTTTGAAAAAGCATTTCATAAAGTTCTTCATAGTCCCAAGCTGTTTCAGATACCTTCTGATCTGTTATTTTTTCTGTGCCTTGAATTTGCCACCTTTGAATGCAATTCAGAGCTGATCTCATATCAGGATAATACTTCTTGACGAAAGATTGTAATGCTTTATCCTCGATAGAAATTCCTAACTTTCCTAGAATGAGTACTATTCTTTTTTCCCACTGATCCTTGAGATCCTGCTCTTCTTCCTTGTTAACAGGATCAAAGACAAAAACCTCAAATCTACTCTTCATCGGATCTGGTACCTTATTGATCCAATTGCAGGTTGCTACGAATCTAGTATTCTTGGCAAATTTTTCGATAACACCTCTAAGTGCTTTGTAGAATTGATCAGAAGCCCCGTCAAACTCGTCAAGAACCACGATCTTTGTTGGATTTTCGTCGTTCATGATTGACACAGTCGAACAAAATCCTGTAATTTTTTCTCGTACGGTATCAACAGAACTTTCATCGGAAACATTGATAAAAAGCCTTGGTGAATTTTCAGACAAAATCTTTGCAAGAGAAGTTTTACCAGATCCTGGAGATCCAGTCAGTAATACGTTTTGTTGTAAACCGTTCTTGAAAGCATCCTTGATCCTCTCTGGTAAAATCATGTGCTTAAGCTCTTTAGGCCTAAGCTTTTCTGTTAAAAGCATGTTTATCATTTCTTCTTGCTAAATTTTTCTACTAATGATTCAGGTTCACTCTTATCGTTTCTTACCTCGATGAATCTGGGTAGAAAAAGAGATTTATTGCCGTTCTTATCCTCGATAGGAACGTTATACTGAATGGCAACGACCTTACCAATTATATCATCAGGGTTGCGAGAAAGTTCAATCAAATCTTGTTCCGTGAATCCAGATCCAACCTTAACTTCATATTCTCCTGATAAATCCTTACACATAAAACCCCCGATAAATCCTTCTCTTTTTCCTTCTCCTGGATACCAACCAGTAACTACCAAATCGCAGTCTTGAACCTCCTTGAATTTGATCCAGCTTTTAGATCTTTTGCATTCGTAAAAGTGTGTAGGATCTTTCATAATCACACCCTCTCCCCCATTAGCAACGATTTGCTCGTAGATAGGCATTAATTCGTCTTTGGTTTTTGCCTCCCACTTCTGAGCGATCTTAATATTTTCGAAAGATTTGTTCTTAAAAAATTGTTCTAGAAGTTCCCTTCTTTGAGTGTAAACAGTGATACCCTTACCATCTTTAATAGTTTTTGTGGGCTCAACATCAAAGATATTAAATAGTAGATCGTCACCAATGCTCTCCTTTGGTGAACCCTTCATCATCTGGGTAACCTTACCACTAACACTTTTTCTATCTAAATCAGTCAATTCCCCGTCGAAGAAAATTCCGTCTATACCATGGGAAAGTTCTAGTATTTGATTTGCTATACGGGCAAGAAATCTAGAATCTAATTCGTTAAACGCTCTGGTATAAAATTTTGGATTTTTATTTTCTACCACACAGATAACTCTAACTCCGTCATACTTTTCCTCACAAACTATAGACCCCCATTTATCGAGGACTTTATGATCATCCTCCGCAAGCATAAGACTAGGGTCTGGAATTAATTCCTTTCCGACCGCTTTATTGATCATCTTGGCTCCTATACCTATGTTCATACGCTTCGTAAGCACCTTAGCAAAGACCTTTTTCAGTTCTATATGATAACCAGTAGATTCTACCAAGCGTTCAGCTACGCCCCTTAAATGATCGTTTATAGCAGGTGCTTTTTTAAGTGTCTCACAAAGATCCACGAATTCCTGAAATAATTGAGGGTTTTCCTTGCAATCCTTATCCTCGTAATTTAACTTGTGAAGTTTTGTAGTGACAAAAGGATCAAAACAAATAGAGAGGATATACTCTAATTCGGGGGTAAGATTTTTTGAAATTAATTCCTGCTTTTTCTTCTGGGATCCCTCCCCAGTGCAGTTTTCAATTTCTAAAAGGAGTTCCAGTTCTTTCTTCATTTGATGTTTTTTTATAACACCAAATTTACATGAAATCCCCGATTAATAAAAATGTTTCAAGAGGTATTATGGAGCTTCAGCTGCTGCTGGCTCTGCTGGGGGTTCAGGGGTAGCTGCCGGCTCCTCTGCTGCGGGTGCTTCTGGTTCATCCGCCGGAGTTGATTCTGTGGTATCTGCTGCAGGAGGTTCTATAGAGGCTCCCCCTCCTGCTCCGCCGTCCCCTTCAACCTTAATTTCAGCATTTTCTTCTTCGTCTTTCTTCTTATAGATTTCATTTACCCTACGATCCTCGTTGGTTAATCCGAGGAATTTATCTATTAAGAAGTCTTGACTAAAATAAGGATTTTCTTCCTCGCCTTTCTTTTCCTTAATTTCTGAAAGTCCTGCTATAAAATCTATTTTTTTAATCAGCTGTTCAATCTCTTTGGATTCTCCAAATTGATTATCAGAGTTCCATTTGATACCTAGCTGAGATCTGAAAACTGCGTCATTTTTCAATTCTGGATGATCTAACGTCATTTGGATCCAAAGAGGTTTAAGCATGATCTCTTGATAGATCGATCTGATTCTATTAATGAACTTATTGTATCTAATTTCATCTCTTTCAGCAGATTCAGCACCTATCTTGTAAGTTCCAACTGTTCCGCCTGATCTAGCAGCAAATCTGTTAAAAGGTATTTTAGAGTCTGCCTTAAGCTTATTGAAAAAGTATACAACAGCATCTATGATATTAAGATTTGGTCCAGCAGAATTGATGGTCTCAATCTTAGGAGATTCCCCACCTTGAACTGGGAAAAGATAGTTTTTATAAAACTGTAAATTGGGTCTTCCGTTAACACTCAGTTCGCCTGATTCTGTGTTTAATTTGATATCCTCTTTATACATGGTCATCAATTCACCTAAAGTCTCTTTTGCTTTTTGTGGAGATCTAGATCCAACTGGAATTGTCATCTTAATTCTGAAAGAGGCATTCATCACATTCCAGATAATTCTGGTATGCTCCATAATCTTTAAAAGATTATGTGAACGTATCAATCTTTCACAGTAACTAGTTCTACTAGCGCTATTTCCTTTGGCAAATGAAATATAAATGACTTGAGAATCGTAAAGCCTTCTTTCTCTAGTACTATCTCCATAATATTGAATCCAGATAGGAATCGTCTCCCCCGACTGGTTTCTTTCTGTTGTCGGGGTCAATGATGTTGGATCCAATTCTTTAAATCCTACAATTTGCCTTCCATCATCAGAATAAACAATTTCGAAAGATAAAAATCCGTCAATTAAAAACTGTCTAAAATATTGCCAAGCGGATATCCCATTATTAAATCCATGGGAGATATACATTTTTCTAAAGTTATCTCTTAATGAATCAACAACATCTTCTTTGAGATCCATATTAACAAGAGATAGACTACAACAAAAATTTCTATCATCGT